AGATACGTTTTCCCTTCTTGGATAACTGACGGTACCGCAGGATGATATCCTGTTCGTCTTCTGAAGCAATGGCACAGCTGTATTCAGAATTACCCACAAGGTAATCCATAGAGGTGTCGAGGGCTTTTGACAGGCTTGCAGTGGCATCTATTCCAGGAACAGTCTTTCCGGCCAGAATGTCACAGCAGGTTTCCTCTGTCAGCGTTGATTTTTTGATCAGGTCCGGAAGGCTCATCTGCAACTGAGCCAAACGGGCTTTTGTTCTTGCTTGCACTGCGGAAACTTCTTTCGGATCCGCAACAGCATATCTTGAAGTAGTCCGGCCAAGAATGTAATCTGCTGGCACACCGAAGCATGCAGCACTGCGATTAACAAATTCTGTTGACGGGAAAGAGTAACCTCTTTCGACATTCGATACTACTTGGCCAGAAAAACCTATTGCTTTTCCAAGTTCGGACTGACGCAGATTAGCCTCAGCCCGCAATTCTTTTATTCGTTCACCAATTGTCATAAGCAACCTCTAAATTAAGCAACAGTAACAATACCTGTATCAGGATCGATATATATCTGAGAAATAACATCGCCACCGAAAAGCAAAGAGGCATCTTTTTCTTCTCCCTCTAAATATTTATGAGTAACGACATACAATTGTCCTGCAACAATAGAAAGACTGTAAGTTTGATCAAGTTCTTTATTGACAATACCATGTATTTCGTCATCGGATTTAAAATAGTCCTTATAGTAGTTCAAGGCATAGCCTACAATGGGAGTAGTAGTTGAAGTTGTTGCAAGCCGCCATCTGCCAGTTTTGTCATTCGGAACACTGGGATAAAAACAAACCTGAAGTTTTTCGCTTAATTCTGCAGATCCATCATTTTCACCGATTTTACGAATAGCTAACATATTCATTGCACCATAAGAGTTATCCGAATTAATATAGTAGCAAGCTTCAACTACATCATCGTTTTTCATAGACGCCAAATAATCAGCGCCGCTAACGCATCCATTTTTTTTCATATCTTCATCATCATAAAAAGTACACCATAATCCATCCAAAACATATTTTTCGTCTCTGGAGTGAAAGTACATATCACAAGTGACATAATCAATAGTCGGCTGGACGTCTACGTTGCGAGCAATTGAAGTAATAATTGCATATTTCCCTGTATAATCTCCTGACTCAATATCTGTGCTCGTGACGGTGGGATATGTCTTTTCCAAGTATTCCCATAGCGCATCTTCATTTGTAAATTTCTGTCCATCTAATTCTAATGAATTTTGCTCCTGTTGCTGAGCTTGAGCGTAAATGAACTGAGCCGGAGATAAAATCAGTGAACAGGCACATAATAGCACAATAACTTTCCTTTTCATGGCCATTCCCCCCTTTTGCTTCGGTACCACTCGAAGCTTATTATTTTGCTTTCTTAAGAGGTTCGGCAGTATCTGTTTCCTGCCGTTTTAAACATTTTATGTACCCCTTCAATTCACCTCGAAATTCCAACTGCGCATCATGCGGAAGTTGGTGAATCAATGCTAACCATTCGGAGTCCTCAGAGAGAATGTTTTGCTTTGAGTTTCTTTCTTTGCCCGTAAGTAAATAGTCGCTAGACACGCCTAAAAATTCACAAATTGGGATTATCATTTTTGCGGGCGGATCAGTCCCTCGGTTCTTCCAGTTGGTCATAGTGCTTGTGTTTATTCCGATAGCCCGACATAAATCAGTGGCTGTCAAAGACTTTTCTTCAAGCAGTGATAAAATACGCTGAGTGATCATACAATTCTCCAAAATCCCAAAATGTGAAAAATATGGTTGACAAATTCACAAATTGGGATTAATATTAAAAATGTAATAAACAAATGTTTAATGCAAAACAAAAAAAGAGAGAGTTACATCGATAAATCGGAGAGCAATGCTTTATTGTTTTCTTCAATCATGGCCGCCACAGCAATGATAAGAGCCTCAGCAGATGCTTCCGACATAACAGTGTTTCCGGCAGGAATACCGTTTCTTAATAATTCAGAAAGAATCCGGCGGTTTTCGTCACCATAACGTTTAAGCCCAATTCTTCTGAGATTATCAATCCAATTATCCATGATAACTCCTTTCTGATTATTTTAATGCAATCGCAAACAAATGTAAACAACAAATGTAATAAACATTTGTTGAAAACGGAGGTGATATTTTGAAGCGAAAACTGTCTCCATGGTGCAAAGAAGTAAAAAAAACCCTAATTGACAGAGATATGTCTGTCACGGAATTATGCGGTGAAGTTGGG